CATTTTCTCTTCGCGTTTCAAATTGAGTAGGTGTATTGTGTCGACGAACGTAGGCAGCTGAGCAACCCAGGTGTGCTTGGGGTAGATTTGGGAAAACTATCCTTGATCCACGTGGCATAAATAACTCAACATTCTCTTCCGTCAATCTTGTTGGTATAGCGCTACTAGCTTCGTAATATATATCTAAATCAGCGGCTTGTGATGGCTCTGTCTCCCATATCATCGGCGACTTAGTTATCTCACTAGACGTCATGGTTACGTTCGGTGTGATAAACTCTATGTTTGTAGAGGTATTTATATCAGGCGTACTACTACTACCCGCCATAGGGTTGTATGATTGAATTCTAGGATCTTTATCTAATCGAATGATGTAACACACTCTTCGGTTGTTTTGTTTACCGAAGTTATGTATTGCGGTTTTCATATCAGTAAACTCGGTGCCTTCATTATCTGGAAGACCATCAACGCCCGCGGTATCAGCCCAAGCTACAACAGCCTCTTCAACGCTATCACCTTTTAAAGACCATTCTGTACTAGTCCATTTGTAGCTAGCTCTCCAGGTGGTATGATTGTATAAGTGTCTTTTGTTAACCTCCAATATCTTATACACTTCGCCACTATCATCCCCAGCAAATCTAAACTTATTATTAACTGCTAGTTTAGCTTTGAAATTGTTAATCGCAACAGAGGCATCAGTATCTCCGTATGCTACATCCCATTGCTTTTCATGATGTGTTTGATAGTCCCCATCGTAACCTAAAGTTTTACTACAAACGGTGTTTTCCCAAGTGGCACTCGTCGTGTTACCGTTATACGAATTACTGATAATTTCAGCAGCTGCAGCCCGCGTCATTGTCACACCAGGACCCGGAGGGGTTGGCGCCCCTTCACCTATATTTATACCGTGGCTATCGGTTTCGGTAAACAAGTGGTCCTCCATTTTTATTGACCATTTGTCAGAATCTCCAAAGTTACTTCCATCAGGGTTGGTGAACGAACCTCCACCCCATATTCCTTGTAGGTGACCAGCGATACCATCTAACCCGCCAAGCTCAACACTCGTTGGAATATTTCCATCGTGAAGATCAACCCCTGGTTCAGCAAAGGAGATGAACATATAATGCGCCCCAGCTTCCTCGTAAATATCATTATATATACCATCCACTCTATTGTCTTGATAGATGGAACCTTCAACCCATCTTCTAAAGCCATCCGCACTACCTGCCACTTCAGGGCTCGCCGCGGTTATAATACCTTCTAGTCCGTTAACTCGAGCTTCTAAGTTACCTATTGTTGCATCACTAATTGTTGCTCGACCAGAACCAGTGTTTACCCAAGCGTAAGGATACGTTGTGTAGGGTATGTTACCATAATAGGCGGTCGTCCCCTCCCAAGAACCTTGTGTAGGAATTCTCCAACCGTAGTCTTGAGCGTGGGTAACACCACTCCCCACGTTTATTGCGCCCATCATACCCCAAGTCATCTTAGGGTAATTTAAAGTATCGTTACCGAGTATGGTTTGCCCAGATTCTCTAGCTAAACTACTTAAACCCGCATCTGCATTAGCGTTTCCACCAGAAAAGTACATTGCATCAATAAACACCCCGAATTGTCCAGAGCTATTCCCGTTACCAACTAATCCGCTACCAGAAGTACCAGCAAATAATGCCGCCCATTCCGCTTCAGTGTAAGTTGTCGAATAGCCACCATGTATGGACGCCGGAGTTTGGTTAGTACCATCGTCATCGTAATAGTTATCAGTAATAGAAGCTAAGTTTTGTGAGTTACAAATGCCCGTCTCACCTGAGCTAGACAATGGTTGGTCCGCCCAAAAGAATGTTGGCGCAGAAGCAACTACGTTTGCTGATTGCGTTATGTCAATTGTATCACTAATGATTTGGTCCGCCACTAAATCGTCAGCCGCTATTTTAACGAAGAATTTTCCAGAGAAGTTTTCGTTCGACCATACTTCTCTTCGTTCGATACGGAAAACTAAGTCAGGATTTAAGTTGTGCCATATCGCGACATCATCCGAGTAGTAACTTGGATGTGCGGCTAATATTGCGTCTTCAGGTGTGATGGGTTTTGCCAGCTTACACACGTAGACGTTGTCATTGCTAATTCTAACCGATGAAATTTTGTACTTTTGAGATGCGGTGATACCCACATTCCACGACATATATAGATCTTTAACCTCTTCAGCATAATCACTAGTTTGTTCAGTAGACGTTAATGGAGCTCCGTCACCTACAGCTGAGTCGTTATTTACCGTAGTGACCCATTTTGTTTTGCTAATATGAATCGTATCAGTCTCACGGTCAATCCTTTGATTCAGTCCCAAACCAAGGCTAGGATCTGATGTGAATATTTCGTTCGCTAAAATAGCCGTCGCATCATTTCCAACAATACCCATAGAGTAGAACTTGTAAGCAATAGCACTAGGAGCTTCGTTCTTTATGTCTAGTATTTTATACTTATTTTCTTGCGTAATCTGGTGATCCTGTCCCAGACTTTTCTTCATTATTATGTAGTCATCCTCGGTCAACTTGTTCCTATCCGTGGAGGCGAAGGAAAGCCATACGTGCATATCCTCATTATCGACCTCCGAAGTAGCCTGTGGTAAGTAGGCTCTATCCATTACTAAGTTGTAGTACTCCCCAGACGTGTGCTTCACGTAGTATTTAAAGTAATCTGCCCAACCGGGAACTCCGGAAACAACACTAGACTCTAGATGTGTAGGTGTGCTCGCGCTGTAGTACTCTTGAGAGATATACCATGGGCTTCGCGCACTTCCTTCGTCAGAGGTGAATACCGGAGTCTCTCTACCATATTTGTCACCAAAAACAACGCCCACCTGATAGTCTCGTAGCGATTTTAAACTTCTCGCTGGATTTGTAGTGTTACCCCACGTCGGTCGAATATTGATTGAAGAGTTGAGTTTTGGGGTTGAGTGTATGTTATAACCCTGAGTGTAGTTACCATATACTATTCTATTTCCAGAAACATCTTGAGCTAAAGCCTTTTTCGGCACGTTATCCCAAGGTCTAAGTAGTTGATCTTCAGGTAGAGCAGCGTCGATGTTTTCCGTTGTCATATTGTAGCTACCGCGAACAGTAGCATCGTAACCATCGTACGATGTTAAGCCTAAACCAGATAACTGGTGATTGCCATCTAGATTCCACTCTGGATCTGTTGTTTTTATACTAGCAATAGAATATATAACGTTAGAGTTTTCTTGCTTGTAAAGAATATCCACCTGGACAACATCCTTTGGCGTGTCCAATCGATTGAATCCAGAAATCTTTACACTGCTAATATAGTTTAGCATAGCGGTATTGTACGGCTCTTTAGTTGAAAACGCTGTAGTGCTATTGTAAGAGCCATCCTCACCAGGCACACTAATATACCCCGGATTGAAAACTACATCAGTAAAAGGAGAGAACGCAGAGTACTCCCCGTCTTGATACTTATATCTATAACAAAATCTAGGGAATATATTTTTAAAGATAGATTTTCCAGGATCACCTACGCTAGAAGTTGTTGTAACCAACGGAGCGTGAAGAGGTTTTCTTTTTATGACAGCAAGGTGTTCTTCTTTGATTTGCCCAGCCTGAGATCCTTGAACATCGAGCTGTGAGTGATACCCGAAGGAGAGTCCGCCATAACCGCCAAGGAGTTTTTGTCTAGCTTTTTGTCTTTTGATATTAACCTTCTTTGGTTCAGTATCACCGTCTGTCCAAAACAAAAAGTCATCTATAATATTAATACCAGTTATTTGCTTTCCAGTAAATTTCAAGAAAGGTTCCTCTACATCATCATGTGTAAACAAATCAACAAGAACGAAGAAGCTTTCTCCAGTAACACTATTATATTCGATTATACCATCTCTATCACTACAGTGTACGAACCAATATATTTTATTGTTCTTTTCGTCAGCAATACTACCAACACATCGACAAGATTCGTTGAACTTCCCTAGTGTACTAGCGCTAGTATTCCCTTTGACATTTTGAACTGTACCAACATCTGATCCTTCAGACGTAGACACCTCTATATTCATAGCATCTCTATACTGTCCATTTGGAATCAATCTCTCATCAAGGTCTTTATTCATTTTACCTTGAGTGAAATTATTTTTAATCTCCGGCATATGCTAGTGTTTTATTTGTTTTGATTTACCTCTGAGTACTTGAGTGAGATCTTCTAATTTAATATTTGATAATCGTAGTTTAGCTTTTCTTACAGCCGCAAACTTATCTTTTTTGTAAAGCGCAATTTGACCTCTACCAACACCTCTTCTGGCTGACATTAAGTCGCATAGAATACTTTTGTACATTGCGTCTTCAGCTAACTTGTGAACTTGCATTTCTCCTGTAGTTCCAAGACTATCGCTTATGTAATCTAAGATCACAGTTTTTCCTGAAATATTAGAGCTAAAATTAATTTTTCCCGCTAGGTTATCTACGTAGAAAGATCCATTGACTTGAGCGTGAGCAGGGTCTAACCCATATCTCTCCCCGTCGTGAGGCCAGTAGGCGTCGTCTTCGTAATCATCATTATTATTTTCAGATGGAGTTGCAGAGCTGTAGTTCTGCCAGGTTGACGAGTTGTTATGAGCTCCGACAGCGCTTTGAATATCGTTTGCTGAGTTAGAGTTTTGCACGTAAATATCGTCTACGGTTGTCTTAACAAATAAGTCTGATCCAGGGTTGTTTCCGAAGTTATTCGTTGCCCATGGCGCTACTGACGTTACTAAAAACCAAACCTCATCATGATCACTAACATCTATCCCTTCTTTCACTTTGTACCCAACGTCTCCATCAGCCCACTCTAAGTAACCTACGTCAAATATATCTGTGCTACCATTTGGGCTGGGATATTCATCGCCGTTATAATTACTCAATGGGGTGGCGATATATCCAGGAGATGTGCTAATACCAATCCGGATCGTAGTCCCTGGAATTGCTGCCGCTATCTTAGTTCCAGCAGCTGTAACACCGTAATCCCCAGCGTCAGGTGTGCCACTATCACTAGCGAAGTAGTTGTTAGCATGAACAGTCCAATACGGTACTGACGACACCGCGTCCCCTGCTAGGTTTAATACCGCTGTACCAGTTGTGTTACCGGCTTTAGGCGCAGTGGTTTCTGCTGTGGCACCTATATCTAGAAAGTCAAGACCTTCAACGTTGATCTTCTGCCACACCGCTTGTGCTGTACCGTTTATACCATCAGAGTTGTGGCCAAACCTAGGGGCGTGAGAGAATGTTAAAGCACCATTCACGACAGAGCTTGTTATGTAAGGGGTTCCTGGCACGTATGTTGAAAACTTATTTAGTGGATTTATAGAACCGTAATTGAGTCCATCTGACACGGAGGATTGCATCGACTGTGTCCACGCATCCAAGCTACCTGCGCTAGAGTCAAAGCTAGGATTCTTTAGCACGATTGGTTGTTCAGGGAAATCATAATCCCCATTGTCCAATTGTCTAACTTGAAAAGGATTGGAAGTATCTTTTGTTGAATATAAAGGATGTTTAATACCCGACGTGTCAACCCAACTTACTTTAGTGTAGTTAACATAATCATGTGGTAGTATCATCGTTAAGCTAGGTGGAAGCTCTATCTGCTGAGCTTTTACAGACTTGAAAGTATCGAAAGACATTTCAGCTAAAGCTCTCTGAGCCCAAAACGCTACGTCAGTTCTAGACGTCTTGTTTATAATCTTCTCATCACCAACGTACACAAACATAAATTGGTTTATAATATCTTCTAAAGATACAAATTGATAACTACCATACAGATCTTGCTCCGTATAGTAGATAGCATCGTGATGTTTTTTTAAGTTGTACGCCATTTACTTATGCTTTTTCTTGTTGTATATTACTAACCTCTTGTTGAACTGCAGCTTGAGCTAACCCTGCATCTTTAATTGCTATTCCAGCCAATTTAGCAATCTTGATAACTAAGTTTTGTTCCTCTGACGGGTGTAGCTCAAAGTCTTGAGTGCCTCCATCGGGATTGTACATCGCGGAACCACCTACAATTACATAACCCCATTTTGGTAGTAGAGGCTTTCGGATGTAGTTCACTACTATCTTACTAACCGTCGTAGGAGCATTAACCCATATTTCGTTTTGATGCATGTAGCAGTTGGGCCTTGTGTTAGATCCTCTTGTTAGCGGAGATTGATTAGCTAACCAAAAATCTTTTCTTGACAACTTGTTTACAATAGCGTCACCGTGGCTACTACCTGTTCTAACGTGTATGAGTCTGTAAAAGTTATCTTCAGGTAATTCGAATTTCGAATTCACGCCATCGTCTGAGCTTGTAAAAAGAGTTGCGTTTGTACTAAATAAAGAAATCTTGTCCTCTATTAGAGTGACAACATCTGTCTCAGTGTCGTTATTACCAGGAACTCTCTTGAATTGATTGAGGTCGTAGAAGTATTGCTCAAAAATATCTTGCTGAGCGTGGTTGGCAAATAAGTTAAACTCCTGTGGAGTAATATAACCTCTTTGTTCTTTATTAGCGAGTGCTAATACTGTTTGATATACCGTGTCTACACTTACTGCCATTGTATTTTGTTTTTTTATAGTTTAGCAACCACCCCGAAGAGTGGCTGCTCTACTATAGGGTTGTTACGAATTAAATCGTTTTTCAATATTGGAGTAAATCTCCATACCTTCATCAGTTTTAAACCAAGCGGCTAAAGCTGAGTAAGGGTGTTCGTCAAATGGTACGTTCATTAGTTTCCTATCGTTAGATCCCCAACTGAAAGTTCGTTGATCTGGTGATAGCTTAATAATTCCCATCTCTGTAGCTCTGATACCGAAGTTTCTTAGCTGAACATTATCGTCATTTACTAATTCTAAGAACAACGCTGGGTTTCTCTTAGCATATAGTAGTAAATCTCTCTTAAGTTCCTTAGAACTCATCTCTGTTACTTTAGATCCAATCTCTACACGCATCACAGCTTCAGCCATATCAATGTCTAGATTTTGAGCTGCGTTTAGTGCTTCGATTTCCATTTCTATAATCTCAACCTGATTGTGCGCGATGACACTAGGTTTGTGCTCGTAGAAAATCTTATCTCTTTGTGGGTGATATAAGGATAAAAACTTTTGAAGAATTGTTTTGTTTTTAGGAACGTTTAAAACTCCATTTCTAAAAATTATATGTTCTAATCTTTGATCCCCCTGCATTTCATCCACAAACGGAGTCCGTTGGTTCGAACAATACTTCAACTCTCTTTCGTAGCCTTTCTCTTCGTCAAAGTAATAAACGTTACAACCTTTAATTAGTTTACTTAGAGGCTTGTTATTACCTTTTAACATGTAGAACCTATCTTTAATCTCCCAGGTATCTTTTTTAGGTGTTGGTAAAGGTTTTTCTTTAACAACCTCCCTTGGCTGCTCAGCAACCGGTGTAACATTTACCTCCGCCTCTTCAACGTGGGCAATGTTTTCTTTTTTAGTTTGTTTCTTTGCCATAATATATAATATAATAAAAAATTAAAAAAAATAAAAGGGAGTGGAGACCAGCTCCACCCTCTTTTAAAAATATAGTGCTTAGCTTAATAAGCAGAAGTTGTTAGCTCCTTGAACAACCATACATCTTTCAGATAGGAAGTTCATTGTCATTGCATCTAAGTCAGATGTAACAGCTCCAACAGATCCTGTAACCCAAGATTTGTTCTTTCTGCTCTCTAAGTTTGAAGCGCGGTAGCGAACGTGTAAGAAAGGACGTTTCATGTTCTTTCCTAGTTGCTGATCGTATACCGAAGACACGCCAGCTGGAATAACAACACCACGAATAGCCTCTCCACCAGTAGCAGCAGCATTGATACCGCCTCTAGTTTGCTTGTCATTCAAGTATTTCCAGTCAGATTTGTAGAAGTCATAAGAACCACGACGGAATCCAGAGAAACCTAAGTTCAATGCCATATCTTCAGAGTTGTCAAACACACCGTAAGATGTACCACCAGCTCCGTAAGAATTCATAGAAGCTAACATATCGTCGATAGCCAAGCTTGTAGCACGGTTAACGAACATCATGTTTTCCTCAATAGCACCGTTCTCGTCAAACGCGGCTAACATAGCGTCAAATTCAGCTAAGTCAGTAGCAGCGTTAACACCAGTAATACCAGAAGACTCATGTCCACGATTCTTGATCGCTTTGAATAAACCTTCAGTACCCTGTAGCTCATCAGTACCAACAACACCACCTAAGGCCAAAGATTCTGTCGCAGCTTTCTCAGCTTCAATACATACCATTTCCAGGTAGTCGTTGAAACGAGCTTTAGTGTCGCCAGCAGCTTTTAGGTACCAGTAGTAACCGTTTTGTCCTTCTTCACCAGAAACTTCAACCCAACCAATTTGAGCAGCATCAGATCCTGAAACCTCATACATGTCTTTAATGATGATTGGCTTATTGGTGTAAGTTTGGAAAACTGGGTCGTTAGCCCTTGCTTGGTTGTTAGTTCCTTTAGCGAACTCAGAACCGAATACTAAAACTTTACAAGTGTCATCGCCATCTACGAATCCAGCATCATCTAAGTGCTCAACGCCATAAGGGGTAACTGTAAAGTCATCATCACTAGCATCAGCAACACTTACGCGAGCTGTAATAGTTTGACCACCACCAGCGATCAATACCATATCGCCAACTCTAAGACCGTGATCATCAGTTTGAGTTACGCCATCCATAGTTTTAGCTACCTTCATTGTAGATGCTCCAGCGGAAACGATAGTACATTCATAAGATAGGTGTAATCTACCTTGTTCTGACCAAACAACTTGATCAGCCGACATAGCCTCTTCTGCGCTAACTTGAGATAAGAAACCTGAAATACTTCTCTTTCCGAATACTTCAGCTTCTTTTTCCATCAAGTCTGGAAGATATTGCTGTGCCCATCCATTGTTTTGGATGTCTAAGTAATTTTCCGAACCGATAACCTTTTGAGTATAGTCTTTACCGGCCGGGGTAAAACTTGAAATTGCCATTTTTAAATAGTTTTAAATGTTAAATAAATTATTTTCTGTTTTTGTTTAGTTTAAACTTAAAATCAGAAGAGTCGTCACCTAAAACCCTAACCTTAACACCACCAGCATCAATCGTCTTGTGAGATTGACGAGGGTCCATATTAATGTTTTTCGATTTCTTAATGCTATCCTTCAATGCATCTGCTTTCCCTTGCTCATAAAAATGATTAGCGACAGCGTCAGCATTCATAGCTGTGTATAATGCTTTGTGGTATCCAGCGGCATCTGATAGTGACTTGCTTTCATCGACAAACTTTGACATGAAATTGTTTATATCACTTTGATTCGCTTTAACTCCGTCTACATCCTTCACGTTGAATCGATATTTTTTTTCACCGACCTTATATTCAAAACCTTTGAATTTGTCGTTAAAAAGATTATTAGTCTTTTTTTCAAAAATATCACTACTACGTTTAACAGCTTTATTAGTCTCTTCCGACTCCTTGTTATAACGGTCGAAGAAATTTACAGCCTTCTGTTGCTCATCTGTGAGCTTCGATCCAGCTTTGATCTCTTCATAATATTTAGACTTTTGCCCGTCTAAGTAGGCTTTAGCCTCTGCAACTTGCTCTTTTAAGGCTATTTTCTTTTTTCTAATATCTCTATCCTCATCTAACTCCTCGTCGTAGGAAAAACTTTCCTCCATTAGGAAGTTAATCTCCTCGTTGTCCAAATGAGGTTTTGTTTGTTTATAATACTCTCTCAATAGATTTGTATTATCCAACTTGTCGTAATCCTGATTCAGTCGAACATAATCTTCTAAATCCCCACCAGTTTCGTCCATGAACTGCATTAGCTTTTCAACACTCTCTGGTAGTGGTTTTCCAGTTGCTTCAGCTTCAGCAAGAGCTTCTTCAATCTCTTCCTTAACCTCTTCAACCTTTTCTCCTGCCTCTTCGTCGGTAATTTCTTCTAACGCTTGAAAGACCTCGTCTTTCTCCACTGTCTCTGTTGATTCCTCTGAGCTTACTTCTCCAACTGTCTCTTCAACCACCTCTTCAGCTTTCGCCTCTGGTTCTTCCGTGGCTTCCTCTTCAGTTGTTGGCGGCTTGCTCAAATCTACTTTAAAAACTGAATCGTCTCCTGCAGAATCGAACTGACTCTCGACAACCTCTTGGGTTGACTCTTCTTGTTGAGTTTCCTCAACATTTTCTAATTCTTGTTCCATAATATAAAATATAAAAAATTAAGTGTTTAATTATCTAGGATCGAACGACTCTAAATTAAATCCTCCACTCATAGTATCATTACCTGCAGACTCGAAGTTTTTAGGTGACTTACCTGACTTTCTTTGATCTATGAGTTCTGATTGTTGAGATGCTTGTATTTTAGTTCTTTCGTCTTTACGATCTTCTTTGTCTTTCTCTCTTTGTTTTAGCCCTTCTGTTTCTATTCCTTTCAACTGCATGTTGTACTGGAATTCCAATGCCATCAACTCTTTCTTAGCTGCAATTTCCATTTGCATCTTCTGAGAGTCTAATTGGGCTTTAGTTTGCTCTAACGTTATCTTCGATTGTGTTAACGCTTGGTCTTTCTGAACTTCAACCTGAGCAGCCTGTTGAGCGGCTTGAGCGTTAGACTGACTTTGAGCTTGAATATTCTCTAGCTGCAGTTGTCTATCCCTCTCTTGCTTTTTAGCTCTCCTTATTTTTAATAGTTGATTCGCTAGCTTATTGTTCTTGATCTCTCTAATATCGATAGCGTCTTCTAGGTTTATACTCTGCTGCTGTAGAGCCATTTGAATATTATTCTCTAGTTTTTGCTTCTCTTCTTCGTCTGGAGCTAGGTCAATAAATATACCGAAGTCATAAAGGTGTAGCTCTGACATTTCCTCAAGCGTAGCTACATTGTGAGCACCGATGGCTTGGATGAAGGCCTCTTTAGTCGGAGAGTACTCTATAATATCTGAAATTCTTAATGATAAGCATTCCGCAACTTGAGCCGTTAGGAATAGTCCAGATTGTAAGATATGTCTAGTTGCTGTGTTAGAGTTTGCTGCTGCCAACTTCTGAACACCAACCAAAGCATTTTTATCGGGCATACTACCATCTCTAGCTTCGTTGAGTCCGGTGACATCGCGAATCATTTGTAGATAGTAGTTATAGTTTCCAATAAGAGCTTGTATTTTATTTCCACCAGAACCGGAGGTGATTTCTTGGATAGGTACCTTACCAGGGTTTAAGTCTCCCTCTGAAGTAAACGATCTACCAATAACCGAACCAGTTTGGAAGAACATGTTTAAAGCTTCTTGCGGGTTGTAGTTTGTTCCATTACCAAGATCAACCTCTGCTAAACCATCAGCATCAAGATAAACTCCATCTGGAACCATTCTTGACATTACCTGTTGTAGTTTTAAATGCGTAAGCTGGATCATATCTGCAAATCCAGTGATTCGTCTTACCAACGATTCGATCTTGCCATTGTACATTCTTGGGGCAACTATAGCGTAGTTCATTTTAACCTTAGTATAGTCGCTCTTTGGACGCATCATATTTTTAGCCAACTCCCACTTTAATAGTTTGTCAGTACCGAGAATCATTGCCCCTTCATACAACACCTCTACGCTTCTAGATTCTCTTGTGTAATCTCCGTCCATATCCTTAGGAGGATTGAAAGAGTCATCTTTAGCGATAGCTTTATCTGCGCCCGTGCTAGTTTTTTTAACTTTGTAAACCTCGTTCATGTAGGTTTTGTAGTTGAAATATAAAACCTGAACTTTATTACTATCTTCTCTATCCGTAGAATACCTACTACTGTTATTGTTTCTATTAAACGAGTTGTTCTTTGTAATATCCTTCATCTCCTCTTGAGTTAGGTGAGGGAATTGTCTAACTAACTCGTTAATCGGAATAGACTTAACCTCTCCGGCGTAATAAATATCGTCGAAGTACGGTGAGTCTGTGTGTGAGTAAACAAGATTGGCTGGATCAACGTAATCTATAGTTATACCTTCGGACGTGTTAAAACCACTTTTTACAGCACCGATACCAAGTACAGTAAGGTCGTAGTAAAAACGCTTCTTAGTTAATTCGTATTTATTACCCTCCATCAATACACTGATAGCTTGCTCTTCCGCAAGTTCGACAGCTTGCTTGTAGTTTAACTGCATATGAATTCCAAGCTCTTCAATACTCTCGGGTAGCGTTTGCTCCTCGCTTTCCTTCATATCAATACCAAGCTCCATCATAACAAGCTCGTTGAAATCCTTAAGATCCATATCGCTCATTATGCCTTCCATATACTTGGTTCTCTTGTCAACGCCGTTCTGGGATTGTGAAAAGGCTTTTATATCATAGGTTCTCTCTGCAATACCATTAACTACAATGTCTACAAATTTTGGAATGATAGGGACTGGGCTCCAGTCTAGATTTAGATATGACAAGTCTCCGTTGATAGACAGTTCGTCTTTATATTTTTGAACTGATTGCTCTCCACGAGCGTACAACCTTAAGTTG